CGGCGCGCATGCAGGTGCAAACACCGGAGCCTTCTCCAACTTGTTCTCGGCCAACGCCCTCACAACTACCAACCTGTTCACAAACACCCTGACCCTCGCAAACGCCACGTCAACTATCAACGTTCTAGGGTCCGTGACCGCCTCAACGTTCTACGGCGCGCATGCAGGTGCAAACACCGGAGCCTTCTCCAACTTGTTCTCGGCCAACGCCCTCACAACCACCAACCTGTTCGCAAATACCCTGACCCTTGCGAACGCCGCAGCAAGCATCACGGGCAACCTCTACGTCTCTAATGCCATCACGACCACCAACCTTTTCACCGCTGGTATAACGTCAAATGCTTCAAATACTATTTTCAATTATGATACACTCGTAATTCCATTCTTATCGTCAACAACCTTAAACGTTTTTTCTACAGCGAATATACTTACACAAACAATTCAAGGGTCTACGGGCATCACGTCGCTCAACGTCACGGGCAACCTCTTCGGCTCCAACGCCCTCACAACAACCAACCTGTTCGCCAACACTCTGACCCTTGCGAACGCAGCCGCACGCATCACGGGCAACCTCTTCGTCTCCAACGCCCTCACAACCACCAACCTGTTCGCCAACACTCTGACCCTTGCGAACGCAGCCGCAAGCATCACGGGCAACCTATACGTGTCTAACGCCGTCACAACAACCAACCTGTTCGCCAACACTCTGACCCTTGCGAACGCCACGTCAACCATCAACGTTCTGGGGTCCGTGACCGCCACAACCTTCTACGGCGCGCTCGCGGGTGCTAATGTCGGAGCCTTCTCCAACTTGTTCTCGGCCAACGCCCTCACAACCACCAACCTGTTCGCCAACACTCTGACCCTTGCGAACGCCGCTGCAAGCATCACGGGCAACCTATACGTGTCTAACGCCGTCACAACTACAAACGCCTACTTGTCAGGCACTCTGAACGTCCAAGGAACTTCTAACCTCGCAACTATAAATGCGGCAGTGTACTTTGGAGACGGTGGTTTGCTCTCTAATATACCCACCTTTACTCAACCACTTGCCAACCTTGTAGTTTCTAACGCCGTCACAACTTCAAACGCCTACTTGTCAGGCACTCTGAACGTCCAAGGAACTTCTAATCTTTCAGTTGCAAACATAGCAAACATATATACGACGAATATTATAGGTTTCATAGGTTCGCAGTGGACTTCAGGTACGGGGAATGTTTACTATTTAGAAAATGTTGGTATAGGAACGAGTATAGTGAGCGCCAATCTAACTGTTCTGGGTAATATTTACGCATCTAATGCAGTATCAGCCCCAAGTGCGTACTTTACTAGTGCGTATGTGACCGATTCTATGGTCGCTTCAACCTTCTATGGCACTCTTGCAGGTGCAAACACTGGAGCCTTCTCCAACATCTACTCGGCAAACGCTGTTACTACTACAAACCTATACACAGCTGGTATATCTTCAAACGCTACAGATACAACATTTAATTACGATACTATTACAGTTCCCTATATATATGTCGCTGCTATAAACGCAAGTTCTACAGGAAATTTTTACTCTATGAGTACTCCTACTAACTTGGCGGTGGGCAACTCAATATCAGCAAACACCCTAACCCTTTCAAATGCGACCGCAAGCATCACGGGCAACCTCTTCGTCTCCAACGCCCTCACAACTACCAACCTGTTCGCCAATACCCTGACCCTCGCGAACGCAGCCGCACGCATCACGGGCAACCTCTTCGTCTCCAACGCCCTCACAACTACCAACCTGTTCGCCAATACCCTGACCCTCGCGAACGCAGCCGCACGCATCACGGGCAACCTCTTCGTCTCTAACGCCCTCACAACCACCAACCTGTTCGCCAATACCGGTACCTTCTCCAACAATCTGTACGCGGCGATCGCCAGCGTCGGCCTAAATCCGTCGCTCGCAACGGAAACCTTTACGGTGGCAGGCAACACCTCGTTTATCGGCAACGTGACTGTAACCTCGGACGCCTCTGGTAATGCGTACGTCCTGGCCGACCGAGTCCCGACCGGCTCGCTCCACGTCTCTTCGTACGTCACGGGGTCCGTGCCCTTGACCACCACCACAAATTTGATCCAGAATTACTTGAGTAATGCGGCGACGATCAGGTCGAACACTTCGACGGGGACGATCACACAGGCTCTGTACTGTCCAGGGACGAATATTTCAGGAGTGCTCATACCAAACGGTGGAAGTTCAATTTCACTTCTAAATCCCGCATCCTCGAATATTTTCATAGAGGCGTGGGTCAATCCAAGTGTCGTCGGAGCCTCTAATTATAGTATATTTGCACGCGCCAATGCAGTACCAAATTTTGATTTTGGAATGTACATTAGCTCATCCGCTTTAGTAGGATACATATTTAACACAGTTGGAACAGCCTTCCTTGCTTCAAATGCTACAACGGTGAGTGCCGGCACGTGGTATCACTTTGCCATGTCATATGTATCTTCTACAAGGGTGCTGCGCGTTTTCACAAACGGCGGACTTGGTGGAGCTACAGGAACTCTAACAGGTACTCCACGTTTTACGGTTAGTTCAAATATAACAATTGGCTACGACTACAATAACAGTAACTTTTACGGCAACGTCGCCGACGTCCGCGTCTTTTCAGGGGGTATCGTGCCCACGGCCACCTTCGCGTCACCGGCAGCCGCCCCCTTCGGCTCTACGCAACCGTCATACCTCACTGGAACTCCGACCCTGCTCATGTCCCTCAACTCACAGTACTTCCCGGGCGCCTCGACCTCGCCTTACGGACCTTGCTTGACCTTGCCGGGGACGCTTGGAAGTTATTACAGCCAAAGCACGACCGCGTTGAACACGCCGTTGAACTCGGGGTTCACCATCGAGGCTTGGGTCAATTACGCGTCATTGGCGAGTTCAAACAACATGCAGGCTTCCGCTTCACTTCCGTTTATGTTACATAAGGGGCCACCGACGGCTATAAATACTGATTGGTTCTTCGGACCTTTGACGACCGGTCAATTGTGTCTCGATTATTACAATGGCGCCGGTAGTTTTGGTCTCCTGACATCCGGTACAATAACCACAGGTTCGTGGAATCATCTCGTGGTTCAGGGAAACACTGCCGGCTTCGTAAATATGTTCATCAATGGACAAATCCAAACACTTACTGGACAGAACTACACGCCAACCGGTTCGGGAACGTCTTCGGCATCCATCACTGGAACCGTTTCAACAAATCAATACTCTGGAATCTCAGTCGGTCAGTACAATAACGTCCAAGGCCCCAACTTTGCTCTTGCCAAAGCCCGCGTTCTCTTCGGCGCCAACACATACACCACGACAACCTTCACACCCTCCCCCAACCTCGGTGCAATTCCAGCGGGTGGTACGGTCGCCTGGTCTTTGGACACCCAGTACCCCCTGCCAACCTACCCGAGCATCCAGGACGTCACTCCGCTCCCGAGTCAGCTCACGAGCTACGGCGCCGTCCCCACGCCGATCGGCGGCGTCACCTCCAACGTGCTCGGCCCCTTCCCCGGTACGAATCCACAGTTTGACTCGATACGATTCGACGGCACCGGGTACATCGATTACGGCAACGCGGCGTCTTCGGTGCTCACGACCAACCTGTGGGCTTCAAACTGGACTATTGAGGGGTGGGTGTACCTCGCGGCACTTCCAGGCGGTGCTTTATACCCTCCCATCATTTCCCGATTTGGAATCGGATCTACTGGTGTTGATTGGGCGTTCCAAATCAGCCCTACAGGTGTGCTTTTCTTCCAGACGGCTGCCCAGCAAGTACCGGGGCCGACTCTCACAGTAGGTACGTGGTATCACGTCGCTGCTACGTATGACGGCGCTCGTTGTAACGTCTACACATCGTACAATTCGTCATCCGTCGGGTCAGTTACGGTCACCGGGGCTGATATGCCTTACGTCCCTACACGCAATCTCATCGTAGGAGCATACCCGTCACCGACTAGTTACTACATCACCGGCAACCTCGCCGACCTCCGCGTGTCCAACGTCGCGCGGTACACCGGCTCGACGTACACAGTTCCCAACGTGGCGGACGGCTCGGCACCGTTCGTGACCGACCGTAACACCCTTCTCCTTCTCCGCTCGCTCGCCGGTCAAGTCGGCACCACTTTGGAGGTCCAGGGCCGCGGACTCAACGCAGTTTCATTGGGTGCGACGCGTTCCGTACAGTCTTACCCCCCGGCGCCCATGTCGTCTTATTTGCTCGATACAACTTCGAACGCGTCGGTGACTTATGGGCAGGGTAAGTACATTGCGAGTGCGAGTAGTGAGTCGGCGGCTGCCTGGTACGCCTTTGATAAAACCGTCGGTTCGGGTTCCACAGGTTATTGGGGGACGGCAGGTTCCACATACAACACAAGCACGGGCTATGTGTCATCAGCTGTCACTACAGTTGATACTCTAGGGAATCCATATGCAGGTGAGTGGCTCCAGGTTCAACTACCGGTGTCCTTGATTCTTTCGAGCTATTCTCTACAGGCTCGCGGTGATTCATTCGTGCAGACGCCTATAAACTTCTGGGTTCTGGGAAGTCGCGATGGATTCAATTGGACTCTTGTAGATTCACGCGTTGCAGTATCATGGACTGCGACAAGTCAAATCATAGTATTCAATTCAACTTCATCACAGGCTTGGACATTCTACAGACTCGTGGCGAATCGCGTTACAACGGGTTCAGCCGTCGCGTCGACCAGTGAATGGACCCTCAACGGCACCGAAGAGTCCCTCTGCATCACGTCCGATGCCAAGGTTGGCGTGGGCATCGCCAATCCTCAGCGCGCCTTGGAGGTTGCCGGCGATCTCGTCGTCTCGGGCACGATCAGTGGAGGTGCTGGCCTCGGGTCTTTCAGGAATCGGATCATCAACGGGGACATGCGGATCGCGCAGAGGGGGGTGGGGCCGACTAATATATCGTTAACAGTCGCGTATCAAACCATCGACAGATGGGGGAGTTATGTGCCAGCTGGTGGCGTCATTACCGTTTCTCAGAGACTTTTGACGGCGTCGGATACACCATGGCAACTTGGCTTTTCCAACTCTTACGCGGTGACGGTCGTTACTGGAGCGACTACGGGTCTCGATGACACTCCCGCTTATCACAACATAGAGGGCTACAACACCGCAGATTTCCGTTGGGGCTCGTCGTTCGGTCAGCCTGTGACTCTTTCGTTCTGGTTCCGGACAAACTTGCCGTCAGGTTCGGTTTTGAGCGTTCCTTTCAAAAACAGTGGTGGAACTAGTTCATACATATCAACAGTTACAACAATAGGCGCAAACACTTGGCAGTACGCGACCGCGACAATCCCCCCGCCACCTAACGGGACCACGTGGCTCACAACGAATGGCGTGGGAATCAACATGTCATTGTTTTATTTCAATAATACTGGCACCACCTTCACCGGCGCACCAAATACATGGCTTTCGGGTAATTACGTGACGGCTGCCGGTGCTTACAACTGGGTCCAGTCGGCCGGCAACTACATCGAGTTCACAGGAGTCCAGCTCGAGAAGGGCACGGTCGCGACGGGTTTCGAGGTTCGCCCGTACGCAACCGAGCTGGCGCTGTGTCAGAGGTACTTTCAGAAGTCCTTTGACGTCACGGTTGCACCTGGTACCATCACGTCCGTTGGAACTGTTGGTGTCATGGGCCAAGCCACAATCGGTGCTCTTGTGCCAATTGTATTTCCCGTGTCGATGAAGCCGGGTACCGTAACAATGACAATCTACAACCCTACAACGGGGGCGACAGGTACTGCCAGAGACAACGGTGATACGGCCAGTATTTCGGCATCTGCACTCCGAACATCACCTGTCACTTCAACTGTTTCGGTCGGTGCGGGTGTGACTGGTACTTTCTACTGGTTTCATTATACGGCATCAAGTGAGCTTTAGTGAAATAAAACATCTAGATATCAAGTAAATGACGACCACCCCTGTTTTCACCTTCGCCCGAGTCGACCCCGAGTCTCTGGAGGTGATCCTCAAGTACAACACGAATGGCGGTGACCGCTGGGCCCCGGACGATATCGAGTGCACGGTCCCGTTCGACGTCCTCGCAGACCAGGCGGTGCTTGTAGACGGTGAAGTCGTCCTCATCACAGACCCCATCAAAGTCCAGACCAAGCTCGACGCCGCATGGACCCAACTCCGGGCCCAGCGCAATGACCGCCTCACAGCCTCGGATTGGACGCAGCTTCAGGACACTCACATGTCTACAGACAAACAGGGCGCGTGGGCCGATTACCGCCAGGAACTCCGTGACTTGCCTGACATGGTCCAGATCACAAGTCCAGAGGACTTGGTCTCCATCACGTGGCCGCTCAAGCCAGGTGAGATTCCGCCAACGCCAGTCAACTCATCGAGATTCGGATCTCTTCTAGAACACGCAGGCGAGGAACCTGTCGCGGTCGTTGAGGAGGTCCCGCCCGTTGAGGAGGTCCCGGTCGTTGAGGAGGTCCCGGTCGTTGAGGAGGTCACAGAGGCTGAGCCGGTTGAGGAGGTCCCGGTCGTTGAGGAGGTCCCGCCCGTTGAGGAGGTCACGGAGGTTGAGGAGGTCCCGGTCGTTGAGG